TCCCTGACGAAAGCAAATTATCCGCAGACAGGTGGAACATCAAAGAAATAATCCACAACCCCATTCGTGTTAGGGACAGGCAATAAAACAATTTACTACACGTTTCAAATTTTATTCTAAACATCTGGGGTGATCACAATTTCGCCGGTAGCGGTCGGACTGCGCGCTTCGCGCTCGTACCTCCCTCAGCAATAAAGTTTATTTTGACTACATAATTACAAAGCGTCACCAGTGAAACTAACATTATAACCCCGGATGATCCTAATACCGCCGCCGACTCCCCCCAAAGTAGTAGGAATCATTTGGTACATCCAATAAAAACGGTCGCCGCCGGGCTGCGGCGGACCGGGAATAGGGGAAACACCTTGCCAAACAGGTTGATCAATCTTTTGAACAGTCTGCCTCCACTTGAACTCGACGGGCATGGAACCCGGCTGTAACAGAACCTCCTTCGCCATCATTATCTTGCCGAAATCTTGTCGAAACTCAGGAATTATAGAAGGATCCCACGCCGCGTCGTGATTCGTAGGTACGGTAATGGCATTCCACGCTTCCAAAGACGGATTTTTCTGGGCCTTAACGACCCATACCTTAATCCTGAACGCCGTAGTAACGTTAGCGTTCGGCGCGAACGTAATGAACGCCATGCCTCCACGTAACACAATATCCCCGTCCCCAAACGTAGGAAGCGTAGCACCGATCTCGTTAGGTTGCAATCCACCGGGAGCCGTCCAGAACGGCCCGGGATCATTTATAACATTGAAATCGCCACCCAACATCATCTCCAAACGGACAAAATTCGAGACAACCTGGTCCGTGGGAAGAAAGGTCCCCGTATTGGTCTTGACAGACCGATAGTGCGTATTAGAGAGAGTATCACGCCATAATATCGATTTCCAGCGGCGCGTCCCTATCCGCCGACTGCGGAACCGATTAGATAGGAAAAACGGCCTCTGCGCCGTAGAAGCTTGAAAACGCCTCCCGAAACGGGCGCGTTTATTGGGACCAAACGTAGATACCCTGCCGCGTTTGCCTAGGACTGAGCGCGGCGTAAAACGCCTTCGCATACCCCTGCGTCTGAAACGGCGGCGAACAGCCATAGCTCCCTTGTACAGTGCACCAGCAGTTATTCCGTACCGTAGTGCGGCTCCTGCGAGATAAGCGGGGGTTGCCATTTCAGGAAGAAATTAACTCGGGGGACGGGGGGCCCGGGGGGGCTATTTATAGTAAAAAATTTTTGGGGCTCGGAGGGGCTCGGGTATAAAAGGCAGAGGGTGAGCCCCGGGGGGGGTAATACTAAGCTTCGCGCGCGCGCTACGCCCCCCCCCGGGCTCACTCATGTCACTATGGCAGACCCAGTGGGACCAGGACCAGGAGAACAGGCCGCCGTGGCCGCTGTTCCCGGGCGAAGACAACGACAGCGAAGCAGAGGATGGACTCTCACCCTTAACAATCACACCGACCAGGAGACGACCACTCTCCTCGACCAATGCACCGTTTCCGGCGCTAGCTTCATTATTCAGGAGGAACGAGGAGACAACGGGACACCCCATCTACAGGGGTTTGTTCACTTCCGACATCAGACGGCCTTCTCTACCTTACGGCAATGGAATCATAGAATTCATTGGGAACGTGCTGTGTCGATTACCGCGAGCGTCCGATACTGTTCGGACCCTGCAAAGCGTGCAGGGCGGATCTGGGCCTCTGGCTACACGTACCAGGATAGAGATCTACGTCTCATCGAAGAAAACGACATGCATGAGTGGCAATCTACACTGCTTGCAGACGTGCGAGGGGTCCCTGATATGAGGTCGATCCTATGGTACGCCGACCTACTGGGCGGAGGAGGAAAGACGGCTTTCTGCCGTTGGGCAGTACACCACCTGCCTCACACGCTGTTCGTTTCCTCAGGGACAGCCAAGGATATCACCTACCAAGTGGTGAAGAGCACATGGGACCCTAAGCTCGTCATATTCAACTTACCGAGAAGTTCGGAAGGAGCAATGTCATACGCCGCCATCGAGAGCCTCAAGGACGGCCTACTATTTAGCGGCAAATACGAGGGCGGCTGTAAACTATTTCCACCCCCGCACGTTGTAGTTTTCGCAAACTTCTTCCCTGACGAAAGCAAATTATCCGCAGACAGGTGGAACATCAAAGAAATAATCCACAACCCCATTCGTGTTAGGGACAGGCAATAAAACAATTTACTACACGTTTCAAATTTTATTCTAAA